GGTTTATTGGAAATGAGAATACATCAGTTGAAAATGCAATTAAGAGTATTGATAGTTTTCAAATAGTAAATACGGTTGACAACATAGGGGTATTCTGTGGTAAAATTAAGGATTGGTTTTTGTTAAACCACGGTATTGAAATCAACTTTGATCTTAATACTAAGGTTAATGTTGGACCATCTGAGATGGATAACCAAAAAGTTTCTTCTGAATACTTTATAGATCTGCTAACTCAAGGCGAAAAAGACAGAGTGTTAGAGTTAAACAGTATAGATTTAGATGTTTACAATTTTGTAAAAAACAAGGAGGCTACAAATGTATGAATACTATGTAAGAAAAGTAGAGAACGTAGTAGATGGAGACACCATTGACGTTCTAATTGATTTAGGGTTTGATATTCTGTTTCAATCCCGTGTGAGACTGGCTGGTATTGATACCCCTGAGTCTCGTACAAAGGATCTTGCTGAGAAGGCTCTTGGCTTAGAGGCCAAGGAGTACCTAAAGAAGTCTTTTAAGGATGCCAAATCTGTTGTAATCAAGACTGAGAAGATGGACTCATCTGAAAAGTATGGTCGCATTCTTGGTTGGGTCTATGTAAATGGAGATACAGAATCTCTCAATGATAAGATGATTAATGATGGCTATGCCTGGGGATATATGGGAGACACAAAGGTCAAAGATTTTGACGCTTTGAAGAAGGCTAGAGCAAAGTCAGGGAAGTAATGGACATCAAGAAGCAAGAACTTCTGAATCACCTATTAAACCAGGGAGCAATTCAGATGGCTGACATTGACTATGAGGGCAACGTTCTTTATAGCATTACAGATAAACTTCAACAGGTTCATCCAGGGCTATACGCAGAACTTAAAGAGCAGTACGAGGACCATATGTTTAAACTTATTAAAAAGGGGCCATCAACAATGAATTGGAAGATCAATGTCTGAAGCAGGGGATAAGATTGAAGACTTGATCTTGAGTGGTGCACTTGAGGTTTCTGGAATCGATATTGACACTGGAGAGATGCTGTATAACTTTACAGATAAGTTAAAAGATATTAATCCAGATCTTTTTAAGGATATGTCAGACTATATTTCTACAGAGACTATGGCTCTGTGGGCTGAAGGATTCCTAGATATAGATGTAACTGAGACAAACCCTATGGTTAAACTTACCCAAAAAGCGTTTGATGACGCTGAGGTAAATAAACTACCCAAAGAAAAACAGTATACCTTAAAAGAGATTATAAGGATAATTAATCTACAAATGTAGTATAATTAACTTGGAGAAACTATGGAATACTTTTTGGGTTCAGTGATAACTATGGTGGCAATGTTTTTTGCAACCAAATTAATATCTTCAGAAAAAAAGGTCATACGAGAAAATCCTTTCAGATATAGCCAAAGTCATATTCATGAGATTGTCTCTCCGCTAATACCCCACCTAAGAGAATATAAAAAAATCACACCCCGCCAGTCAAGAAATCAAGAAGAAAAAACAAATATCAAAGTTGTTATTTTTGATGACAAGGCTTACTTCGTAAAAGATGCAACATTTTATTGTGCAGAAATGCACGGTACAGAGATAGATGGAGCCAACGCAACTGTAGTTGACACGATGGGTATGGATAAGGTACAATTAGATAAGATGCTGTTTATAATGGATCAACTTAGAGACGGGAAGAAAAATGATAGTGGGGATTCAAGGGACCAGTAGTTTTGATGACTACAAGGTTTTTCTTAGAGCCATGGCAGTTACGATGTCTTCTTTAAAAAAAGACGATCCGTACTTCTATCTTTACTCTGCAGGTCCTGCCAATATTAATTTAATGGCTATGGAGTTTGCCAACCTGTCAGAGCGAGGTTTAAAGGCTCGTGGTAAAAGCATTAAATATAAGCCTGTCCCACCTTCGTGGATTACAGAAAATATTTCAGATATAAACTACTTTGCTTTCTTAAGCAAGGAAAGAGAGCAGGTTTCAAAACTTGTTGACGATGCAAAAACAAATAATGTCGAATACGGCATTTTTAGGTACTAGGAGAGCAAAATGGAAATTAAATCATTAGAACAAATGGAAACAATTGTTAAAAAGAACAAGGCTTTGATTTGGGACGGGTGGACAGTAGTAAACTCTTATCCTTCTGAGAAGGGTAGAACAGCCCCACAGGGGGCATTCGTGGATGGTAAGTGGCATCTACAGCGTCGTTTTGTACCTTCTAAGAATGGATGGGATATACCAGACAAGTTTGTGAGTTAATATGCCAAAGCATGAGTGGAAGGATGATGCTTTGTGTTTAGATTACGACACAAATATATTCTTTGAAAAGTATGAAGATGATGAACTTCTAAGGCCAGCAGTAGACAAACTTTGTTCTATGTGCCCAGTGTCTAAGATGTGTTTTGCTGTTGGTGTTTCTCAAAAAGAGTGGGGTATCTGGGGTGGAGTATACCTTGAAAATGGTCAGATATCTAGAGAGTTCTCCAGGCATAAGTCTAAAACAGACTGGGCAAACACTTGGCAAAGATTAACAATGGAGCAATAAAATGTGGTGGTCATGGATATTGGCAGTAATAGGTGTAACAGGAATTTTCTTTGTTGGTCGCAAGACAATCTGGGGATGGTATGTTTTATTATTTAATGAGTGTCTATGGATTGCTTATGCATTAATAACAGACCAGTATGGTTTTATATTTTCTGCATTAGCATATGCAGCAGTGTATATTAAATCATATTTACATTGGAAGAGAGACGAGTAATGTATACAGACTCAATGAGAAGAGCCTTTAGGTCATTAAGAGGCCCAAAAGGTTTTCAACTACAGATAGTAGATCACGATCATTTCTTAACAGTAAAGGCAAGTGAAAAAGAGTTCATGAGTCTATCTGGTGAAGAAAGAAAACAGGCTGTGGAATATATGATCCGTGCAAAAAAAGCACTAGAAGAAAATGGTGCAATCGTAATGCTAGTTAGAGAAGGCGGGAAAGAAATATGATAGAGTTTATTGCTTTTTCAGTAGTTATCTTTTTATTTTTTATGCTACTTGTTAGATATGTTAGACTAAGTTTAAAACTAACTGCAACTACCTTAGAACTAATTAAGGCACATGTGGATAAAACCCTTATTGCTGACAAACTATCTGAGTTGGCCCAAGAGCCTAAAGATAAAGCAGATCCTGCAGCAGAGGCATTCTTAAAATTTATTTCAGATTCTAGAGACTGGGCCTACCAGTACATTGATGAGGTCCAACTGTCATTAGATAAGTTTATTTCTGATGTTGAGCCAGAGATCCTGTACTTTGATACATATGGAGACCTGATGTCAGCAGAGCCAAACTACAACTCTATGAAGAAAATATCAGCATCAGTCAAAGAATTGAAGAAGTTGCTGCCAGAAGATGGTAAAATAGATACATGATAAGATTCAAATCACGAGAAGACCTGGCATACGATGCTTTCTATTCCTGCCATGTATTAGATTGTGAAGTTGAAGCAGAAAAGTTATATGCAACACAGTCAAAGATTATAGATGTCTGTTCAAACCATCACAAAGAGTTAATGGAAAAGGATTATCAATGAAAGATGTTATCTTATCAATACTAACAGGTTTTGGATGTGGCGTAGTATTTGCTGCATTCAAATTGCCAGTACCAGCACCACCAGTTTTTGCGGGAGTCGCAGGAATTATTGGTCTATGGATTGGTTTTACAGTACTAACAAAATTCATATCCTAGGAGGAATAAAAATGAATACAAAACAACTAAAGGCAATGCTTGCGTCATACGGAAGATCAGTACTTGGAGCAGCAACAGCAATGTATGCTTCTGGTGTAACAGATCCAAAGACACTAGCATACTCACTACTTGGAGCACTAATCCCCGTAGCATTGAGAGCAGCAAATCCAGCAGACGCAGCATTTGGCAAGTTGCCATCTGTTGAAGAAGTAGATAGAGCAGTTAAGACTGCTAAGGTAGTCAAGAAAACCGCTAAGAAGGCTCCTGCAAAGAAGTCTACTCGTGGTGGTGGCGGTAAGCCATCTAGCAACGCACTCTAGAGTATAGAATAAGACTAGCAGGCTTGTTATTTGACAGGCCTGCTTTTCTATGCTATAATATTTATACCTGCCCAATAGGGGGGTAAATTAAATTATTCGCTTGAAAGGGGAATAAAATGGTAAACAAACTAACTATGGATCTATTCAATGATCCTTTTTTTATTGGCTTTAACAGAGAGTTAGGCCGATTAAATACAGCATATAAAACAAACTCACAGTCATACCCACCGTATGACCTTCTAAAACTAGATGACGACACATATCAAATTTCATTGGCTATCGCTGGATTTTCCAGGGAAGACATTGATATCTCAGTAGACAATGGAACACTTATCATCAGAGGTGAGATTGTAGAAGTAACAGATGCAGAGGTAGTTCATAAGGGTATCGCAGGAAGAAAGTTCGTAAGATCTTTTGCACTGGGAGAGTATATGGAAGTTACTTCTGCAGAACTAAAGGACGGTATGCTGCATGTTCATGTAGTACGTATTATTCCTGAAGACAAAAAGCCAAAATCTATTAAA